ACCCAAAAATCCCCACTAATGCCCTCACTCTACAAGCCCTTTCAATACATTATTCCACTTAACAGAACAATACGCAGTGCTATAAAAATAGTTATAATACACAACCTGAAGATCCAAAATGTTTTGCGTGGTGTCATCCCAAACCCGATCAAGCGCATTCCATAGATAATGATAGTGCGCGGCAGCATGTTCTCTCTCATCGGGCTTCCACTGATACATCTTGGCAAAGTCCTTACACGTCTCTGGTAATGCCGCATAGTTTGGAACCACGGCAAGACATCCCGCTGCCATGGCTTCAATTGCCACGAGACACGACGTTTCCCTGTATGTGCTAGGATAAGACAAAATGTGTGTGTTCAACAAGGCTTCGCGAATCTTCTCGTTTGAAACTGTCCCGTGATAATTGACAGTCTTTAATTCTCGTAGACGATCATACAGCTCTTTAAATTCGTCCAGTTCATCTTGTTCATCCCGCCCGTACAACTTAAAACTGGAATAGACATCAACTTCAAAATCATCCCTATGCTGTTCCATAATACGAACGACAGACTCCAAGAGGTTCAACCCCCTGTGTGGTGTCGAAAAATAGATAATCTTCTTCTTGCCATCCTTGGGCTTTTCGTGCTGTTCAATGGGATCAATGAAATTGGGAATAACAACAGACTTCTCATATGGAACCCCAAGCTTTTGGTGAAAATCCCAAAGAGCCCAATTGCTAGGGAAAACGAACATATCAAATATATCGCGGTTTGATTCGTCCCTCAAATGGGTGGATTCGGGGTCTTCTGCCAGATCGTGCAACCAAAGAATCTTCTTCCTCTTATCATTAACATGTGCTTCGCGAACACGCTGTGGAATAATAACAAATTGATCCTTCAGTTCATCTGAAAGAGAATTCATTACTCTATCGTAAATTAACTCAGTTCCACCCGCTGCCTTGGATGAATCTTGATTTATTTGTAACTCAAACCGTTCCTCTGACATGATATTTTTCCTCCCTCATCAATAATTCATCATGCACACAATATATATAAACCAAAAAATAAGCCCAAAATAAAAAAGGGGGGACAGGGCGATGAGTCTCTCTGGACTTGCTTAATCGCCCTGCCCCCCCAATCAATCCAGCCTTCTATAGAAGACTGAATCTATGTAAGACTACGAAAGTCGAACAATACCATACCGGGTGGCACCGTTCTTCGCGACATCCTTGGTAACTTCCCAATTACCATATGCCTCGACGGTCCTCCGAATGGTTGACATCGTGGCACTGAGGTTCTGCACGCCGAAGCGGGCATGAGCCTGTGCCGCAGTAAGGGTACGACCCTCTGCAAGATAGTCAACGATCTTTCGTGTCTTAGAATTTGTTGCAAATGCCATATTTTCATTCCTCATATTGTCGGCTTCAAAAAAAGGCAACATGGGTTCGCCGACCCAACTCATGCGCCTATTCAAAAAACTTATCGACGTTCGATATTATCAGAGGGTATCTCACGATAACCATCACCAGTACGGACAGCCCAAAACCAAGACTTCTTTCCACGAACAATCCGAAGAACCCTGATCAACTTATTATCAGTTCCCTTCTCATACCAAAAGCGATGAACACACTCACCGCTCCGCCTTGTCTTTACTCCGCTCATACAGCTCCCCTCCAAATTCCTATAATTTTATCACATCTGACCCGTTTGTCAAGGCCCAAAATGCATTTTTTTTGTTAATTAAATAACCCGTACTTTAAAATATAATAAGCATCTATAATGTCATTCAACGGGCTGATAACACCAGATGATCTCGGTGTCAAAAGTTCCTTTAAATTTGCATTTGGATTTTCTTCATTAAATTTATTAAACATATCTTCTTTAGATGCATTGCCTTTTCCGGTTGCATATTTCTTGACGGTCGTGGGAGGAATGACTTCGTAATGAATTAATTCTTCCCATAAATTGTATTTCAATATAGCAGTATTTTCGGCTATATTGAAAACTCGCCCTGTGGACCCGAACGAGTAGCCCTCCAAATAAACCTGATCTACAGAATTGGAATCGAGTATGTTCAGTGTCCATGAACTGATATCATCATAACGATCCATTTCGCACGCCCAGGGACCGTGATTACTGCCCTCCAGATTACCTTCCTTGAATGCCTCAAATCGCATTAAATTAGAACGGAAATACAAATTTACGGTTTCATAGCAAAAAGCGTCTCTTTTTGTGTCATAAACACAAATTGCAGGACACGATAGCGAATAATCAATTCCAGCTAAAACTGGCATTATTCTTCTACCCGATCATAATCTACGTTATATGTACCGCAAAACGGGCAATATCGTGCCTCTTCTACGAACCCATGAACATCTGTGTAAATCGCATAAATAACATCACACTCGACACATTCTAAATCGAGAACAACCGTATTATTTTCATATTCCGTTTCTATTGACATTAAACTATTTCACAACTCCCACCTGTACATGCCATTGTTTGAGAGCCAATCGTCTGATCTGAAGTTTCATATTCTCCCATCTCCTCCCAATCCAATTCCTTTGGCATGGCTTTAGTTAACTCTGTATATGTTTTCTTATCAATTTCTATAAATGGTGCTTGTTTATATATATGGTCCGTATGTGGGAGGAAAGAAACACCAGTCAAATCATCAAAATTCTCATATACCCACGCTCCCACTTCAACCCACTCATGCTCCTTCACCGTGACGGTACACGATGGGTTATGTTCGCACCAATGCTGCTTATATGCCAGCCATCGCTCAAGCTGTTCAACTGCCGAAAGATCTGTCGTGAACACGGCACCCTTTGGTGCCTTGACAGGAAACGAAAAAACATAATTATGATCCGGCGCAATAATATCATCCTCTACAGGAACACCACGATCAATCATAAAGCGACTGGCTGGATCTTTCTTGTCTGCTCGAACGGTACGAATATATTGTGGAGAAAACCGAGAATGGATGCCGCTCGCAGAGTCAACCAGAACCGATACCGTCCCTGAGGGTTTTACTGTCGTAATTGCTACCGATTGCGGAATGCCCAGAACACCAGCCCAATGCTTATTGGTGTCAATGGCAACTGCCTTTAAAATCCTCAAAACCTCCTTCAAGTCTCCACTTTTTCCGTTGGTGATCTTATTGTCCATAATTCCCGTTAAACTGACACCAAGCAGCCTCTCCTCCTCTGCGTTCTTCTTCCAATCGGCACGAAGATAACGAAACTTGGTAAGCGTGGCTTGTAATGTCCCAATAATGGTGGCAACCTCAACCTTCCTCTCAAGGTCTGCCATCGTGTCATCCTCTCGAATCACCACCTCCGAAAGATTACAGAATCCATTTGGGCGAAGAATAATCTCGGAGTTATGAACAAGAACGTTGTCAGCAAAAAAATTTTGGTGTGCTGTCTGAAGATCATAGGTGTCTTCATTTGAAACTACCTTAATTGATCTAACTCGTCCCTTGACGATATTCTTTTTGATTTCCATTCTTTTAGTTCCTTTTGATATCCTATTTTCGTATATAGGTCCATATTAGTTATAATTGAACAATTTACTCCGCAATATTCTAACTTAAATAAATCAAACTTATACTCGCGGTTTCCTTTATTTACACACTCACAACAAGGATATCCTCCTCAGAAAGCTCATCTGCCCTAACATATCCTCGATTTTCAGTAAATACCAAATGATCAGGCGTCAGTTTAAGCGTATGTACATTAGATTCGTCGTCAACAACCTCAAGCTCAATCAGTTCTGCGTCTGGTCGCGTTAGATTGGCTGCTTCTACCGGACCATAAACAACACTATCCAACTTGTGGTCATACATTTGAACAAGAACAGGCTCTCCGTTTTCCACTTTCTCACAAACGGTTCTAATTGACTCTACTCCATTTAATGTGTGGATCTGCGTGTCTCCAGACAAACAACATGGATTTACCCCGAAATCATAATCGGGATCTCTGCGACCATTCTCTGCTACCTTTTTCTTCAAGCCTTCGCGATTAATAATTCCACGCTCGCCGCTCTTTGAGTTGTATAATGACAACCACTCTGACATAAAGATTCCAACATCAGGCTTTTCATTATAGACAGCAGAATTATTTGAAAACGACCGATGCTGTTCTGTAGTATACCACTGACCTGTCTTGGCATGTCGCATTCGTTCATCCGTCAAATCAGAAAGAGAAATCAACGCTGCCCGACGAACACCACCAACCACAACACACGATGCCACATAACACATCAGATCATGACATTCCAATGAATTCAGCCTTCTACCCGACGCTCCCCGAAATGTATTGATAAAGGCATCAAAAGTATCTACAAGAGGATCTGGACCCGAAGCACGGCCACCAAATACCTTTAGGGTTGAACCGGCAGGACGTATATTGGAAACATCAATATTCGGAACCTGACCCGCATAGAGCATTGCCACTAATTCCTTGAGTGCCTTTGCCCAGCCGAGCTTGCTATCGGCAACAACAACGGTGGTGTCAGTCTGATGGAACTCCTCGGCAACCAGCGGGAGCTTATTAATATGATGAGTTTCCACAGAAAACCCAACACCAGTCCCATTCATTAAAATATATAATGCCTCATCAAATGCCCGCGGAGAATCCACTGCGACAAACGAACAGTTATATCCTGCAATGTTCTCACGAGCCAGGGCAGGACCAGCCGTCATCAAGGCACGCATGGATGGCATGACTTCCATATTAAAAATGGAATCACGAAGACTGTTCTTAATATCCTTGATCGATCCCTTGGTGTTCTCTTCAATATGTTCTTCAAAAAAATCTACATAACGGTCTACTGTCTCATCCCAAGTTTCTCGTCTTCCCTTTGAAGGAACCCAACGAGCATAACGGGACGAATGAATGTATTGCTGTAAAACTGTCATTTGAGGGGTTGTCATGCTTTGTCTCCTATCTGAGATTTTTTTCTTACCTCGATGTAAACTACCCAATCAAATATTTCCAAGAAACGGGAAATATAGGACGAATGATCTTATCCCATTCTTCAGCTAAAGACCGAATCTCCTCTTGGGCTGTTTCTTCTACTCTAAGTTTATAAGCTCTAGCCCAAGCTGCCAACGACCCTGTTACATAGTATTCAGTCATCATTCCTTGAGGAAGAACCATTCTCGCTTGTTCGGCACAAACTCCAGCATCAAGCAATTCATTATATAGTTTCGCCGACTTATTATAATGCTGTTCGACCGCAAGTGATGGAGTTCTCTCGTTTATCAACAACCACTCCACAATTTCTGTTTTAGAAGAACCTTGCTTTTTATTTTCTGGATTTGCTCTCCACTCATCTGGCATAAAAAACTCAGGATCATGACTCACATATCTACGAGACACCTCATTGTAACAAAAACCCACGGTGTGTTTAAAACGTTGACGAGCTACAAAAATAGGAACCTTCTCTCGTATTGTAATAGAGCAATGCCCAAACGGGGTCCAATGATTATGTTCTGCGAGAAACTTAATCAGTCTTTCATCACCCATTGAGAATTGCTCAACATGTTTATTAAAACTCACTCTGGCTGCGTTAACTACTGTCAAATCACTTCCCATATAATCCACTAACTTAACTTCACTCGATGTCAATTGTTTCATTATATACTCACCCTCTTCCATGAATTAAATGCTGCCATTGCCTTCAAGCCAGAATATGTGTTTTTATTTATCACATCTTCAATTTTGCTCGCGGGGATACCCGAAAGCACCATATCGTTGATGTCTTTTTCCTTTATATTCTGGGGCCATACACAGACGTTATAACCCTCATCTATGAGAGATTTCATCCTCTTAATTATTTCATTATTTCTTGGCTCATTGTCAAAAACAATAATACACTTATCTTTACGAATCTCCGATGCCAACTTCTTGAAGTCGGCACCACCCACAGCAATCGCATTGGGCAGGAACAACGAATCAATCGGACCCTCCACCACATACACAGGGTTTCTGGAGTTCTTTTTGATACGATCCATCCCAAAGATCATCGGGGCATCCTTGTCCAAACGGAACGCAAGATACCGCAGGGTAGATGCTGCATTGATTGCTCGCGCAGCAATGCCCACCAAAGACCCTCTGCGATCAAAGAACGGAAGAATAAGTCTCGGTTGATTCCCGACAATTCTCCCTTTGTATATCGGGTCTATCCATTCCAATTTCTTATCATCATCTATATAATATAGACGATCTAATGAAGAATCGGGAATGCGACGGGCATTGATAAATTGATGGATGGCATGGTTCTTTGGGATACGATCAACTCGCTCTGCACCAAGCTTTTCCAAATAGGAAGCATCAATTTTGGGTGTCTTCTTTGCCCTTTTTGTCTTCTTGGGTTGGAACCTTTTGTCCTTCTTGCCAAACCCCTCAAGAATATATTTCTTATACAAAATCGGATCTACGCGCTTAATCAGATTGCCAAGAGATATGGCATCTCCGCAATTGTGACACTTGTAGATAAAAGAATTTCCGTCTGGGCTTGGATACAAATACCCTCTTGCCTTGTAGCGATTCCTTTCCGAATCTCCACAGATGGGGCACCTGAAATTATAAAGTTTATTATTCTTCTTTTTAAATTGTTCTAATTGAGATGAGAGTATCCCAACGTATTTCACGTCCACATAATTCATAATATTTTCTCACTTGTAAATAACTAATTAGATGATATTTGTAACTTCTCTCGAACCTGAGCGCGAAATTCTCTTTGCTCTAATATGGCATTATTGACCGATGTTTTAAGATCATCGATATCAGAACCAATCTTTTCAATATCATGATCAATATCATCCTCAAGTTCCTCAACCTCCCACATCACAGTCTGAACAGACGCAACCGATGCGCGTGTAGAGGCAAAAGCCCAAGCACCAGCAATTGCCGCAATTGTCACTCCGATCAAGATCTGTTTAAAAATTTCATTCACCTCAAAAACTCCTTGCGCTACTTGTCGTTATCTAAAAACGCATCCAATGCCTCGCAGTGCCTTAGGTTTTCTCCCAGTTGCCATTCCAATGAAGTCATGTCAATTTCGCCTTCCGATTGAAGCTCCAAAAGAGCCACCAGTTCATTAATTGCTTCTTCTGACCACACAGGACACGCAGGTGGATTTGTCGTATTTACACAATCAGGGGCACAACTAATCAGTAGACTCACGATCAGTACGATTACGCAGACCATCAAGGAGTTTCTTTCCCACCTTAATGGGTTTTTCCAAGACCTTATCTGCCCTCGATTTCCTCTTTGCGGCATCTTCATATATAGCATTCTTTATCTCTGCCTCTCCACGCTTTCTGGACTCTTCTCTCTGCATCCATTTATTAACAACATCATTAATAATATTACTCAAAAAATCAGCAGCAAATTTAATCGCACCGCCAATCATCACCCTTTACCTCTTCTTAAATACATCATAGTACCATACTTTGAGTCCTTAATTATAATACCTTTCTTTGGATTTTTCAACCCAAATTCACGAATTTCTTGCCCACAATCATCCGAGCCCACATGCTTTACATAACGATCATATCTGGGCTTCTCGCCTTTACACTTCATAAACACATCTGAAGAAACCTCATAGACATTTGAACCAGCAAAAATCTCTCGCTTCTTTTTCTTCTTCTTATACCCAGGAGGCTCACCAACCATTCCACCGCCGACACCACCAACGGTAGTTGTTGGGGCTTCTGACTCATCAACAGAATCAGATTCATACCTATTCTTCGACTCCTCTATCTGAAGAAAATCAATAAAATCTTGATATGTCTTTGGCATTTTATAACTCCCTCAGTCTATCCACGACCTCTTGGCAAAGTTCGATATCCGAATTGACTATGTTTCTTCCATTTATTAACTCAACAACATCTGGCATATGATTCAAATATGTCAAAAAAGTCTTCAATATCGAATAGTCTTCTGGTTCCATTTTAAAAAACAAT